TCGAAGTCACTATTGCCCACACCGCGACCGGGCGCAAAACGCGCATCGTATCCCAGCAATGCGCCGTCCATGCCAAGCTATGGGATGGGCTCACACCGCCACAGCAGGACGCCGCAAACTATGTCAGCCTCTGCTATGAGGCCATGAAGCCGTACTCGCTGAAGGCCATGAACTACGCGCGTGATATCGAGCCCCGCGGCGGGGAACTGCCGGAGATGGTCAGGCAGGGGCGAAAAGACGATTACGTAGCTTGGAGGGCTGAGTGCATCGCCAACGGATGCGATAGCCAATGGGCGGTCGATATATGCGGCGAGGGCGTGTCCATAAGTTCTATGACGCGCAACACGGCCAAGGAAAACATGATACGCCAGCACTTGCGCCAGAGCCTGGACGTGATGGCCAAGCTGAAAGGATGGAGATGATGGAGGAAGAAGAGCCATGGTTGATTTTGCAGCGGGCAACCAACGAAAAGCGCTGGCCTTGGAATAAGGGGCGGCGCATGGATCAGGATGATGCGGAGGAACTGGCCAAACTGAAGGAAGTTATGACGCCGGAGAATGTGTATTTTTTGCACATGAGCATCTTGCAGGGAGCCGCCCGGCTCAAATCCATTGAGGATGCCGTATTTTTAGACAGGCTTCTTGCAGATTGCGAAATTGAATAAACCCGATTGACACACGCGGGCAAATCGTGCTTAGAAACGGTATGGCGTGACAGACGCCTCTAAAATCAGCAGGCGGTCGCCCCTAACCCAGCCGCCTGATTGCCAGAGGGCCGCGACTTCCCAAACGGGTTGCGCGGCCTTCGCCTTTTGCGGAGTATCAACCGTGGCAGCGCCGAAAGGCAACAAATTCTGGCTTGCGCGGTCATCGCATGGGCGTGACCCGATATTCAAGACGCCAGATGCCTTATGGTCCGCTGCTGTGGAATATTTCGAGTGGGTGGAGGCAAACCCGCTCTATGAAGCCAAGGTGGCGGCAAACAAGGGCGAGCCTGAGATTGTGGACATTCGCAAAATGCGGGCAATGAGCATCGACGGCCTGCAAAACTTCCTCAATATTAGCCATCCAACGTGGCTAAACTACGCCAAACGAGAAGATTTCATTACCATCTGTGCGCAGATTGCAAAAATCATCCGGCAACAGAAGTTTGAGGGCGCATCCGCTGGGCTGTTGAGCCATGCGATTATCGCCCGCGACTTAGGCTTGACCGACAAGCAGGATATTACGTCGAACGGCGAAACGATAGGCGGAACCAAGGAAGCCCTGATTGAACAAGCAACCAGACTTGGCGTCGATCCGGCAGTTCTTGGCCTCATTGGAAGCGCACAAGAAGGCAACGACGCTTAGGCCAGAGGGGCCGCTGTTAGACTTCGCCAAGTGGTTTTTCTATGACCGCGAACGGATGGCCTTTATCGAAGGGCCGCATCATAGGCTTATAGGCCAGACGCTTGACCGCGTATTGACCGGCGACATAACCCGGCTGTTGATTACGGTGCCGCCTGGGTACACCAAAACCGAATTGGCCGTTGTGGCATTCATCGCCAAGGGGTTTCAAATAAACCCGGCGTCGCGATTTATTCACGCCACGTTTTCGGACGATCTGGCACGCGAGAACAGCAGCAAGATAAAAGACCTAGTGGAAAGTGAGGCATTTGCCGAACTGTCACCGGGTTTCGGTATTGCGGCGGATTCGGCAGCGAAAGACCGATGGAAGACAACGGCAGGCGGCGGATTGCTTGCCAAGGCGGCAGGCGGGCCAATTACCGGATTCAGGGCCGGATTGATGGCACCGGGCAAGTTTACCGGCGCACTGATTATCGACGACCCGCTAAAGCCGGATGATGCCTTTTCACCGACGCGACGGGCGGCGGTAAACCAGAGGGCAACGAACACATTCCGCAGCCGGTTGGCGCACGATGGCGTGCCGATCATCGTGATTATGCAGCGGCTGCACAACGACGACTTCGCGGGCCATCTGTTGCGTGGAGGATCTGGCGACCGATGGCATCATCTGGACTTGCCGGTAGAGATAACCGCTGGGCATGAATACCCGCCCGATTGGACGCACGGCATACCGATAGAGCATGATTTGCCAGACGGGCCGCTATGGCCTGCGAAGCATACGCTGTCTGAAATTGAGATACTGAGGGCAGACGCTTACACGTTCGCCAGCCAGTACATGCAGCGGCCAGTTAGCATTGAAGGCGCGTTGTTCGATATGGCGGGCATCCATTGGTACAATGAGCCGCCCGAATGCAGCGAATATTGCATCTATGCAGATACGGCGCAAAAGACGGGCGAGCGCAACGATTGGAGCGTTTTCCAGCTATGGGGCAAGGCAGGAAGCCAGATCGCGCTAATGGACCAATTGCGCGGCAAATGGGAAGCCCCGGAACTGGAGCGCATGGCCGTTGCCTTCTGGGAAAATCACCGCTTCAAGCGCCCGCGCGGGTTTAAGGTGGAAGACAAGGTTTCAGGAACTGGCCTAATCCAGACATTGCGGCGGAAGGGATTGCCTATGCAGGGCATCCAGCGCGGCAAGGACAAATACACTCGCGGGCTCGACGCAGCCCCATGGATAGCAACCGGGCAAGTGATGCTGCCTGCAAATGCTGAATACACGCCAGCGCTAAGGAGCGAATTGCAGATGTTCGACGGCCTAGGCACCGGCTTTGATGATCAGGTTGACCCGCTAATGGATGCAATCGACGACTTCCTGGCGTTCCCCGTCATGCCACAAATCCGGGCGCTATAGATGGCGTTTTGGGATAGGTGGCTATCGCGCAAAGAAAGCGCGGTTGCAGCACTGCACATAATGAACCCAGGGCAACCGGTCTGGACGCCAAGGGACTATAAGGCGTTTGCGGAAGAAGCCTATATGCGAAACGTGGTTGCCTATCAGGCAATCAACCGCGTGGCCGAAGCCGTTTCAAGCGTCCGCTGGATGGTGTGGAGAGGTGACAGCGAACTAACGGAAAGCCCATTGATTGACCTATTGGCGCGGCCCAATCCAACGCAAGGGCAGGCCGAATACATACAGGCTAAAATTGGGTTCCTGCTGATTAGCGGCAACGAATACGAAGAGAGCGTGACCGTTCGCAATGAGCCGCGGGAGATATATACGCTGCGGCCTGACCGGGTAAAGATTATCCCGCACACTAACAGCGGGCTGTTGACCTATCGCTACGAAGTGGGCAACGGCAAGTACCGCGATTTCGACACCGACCCAATCACGAACAAAGGCGAGTTGCACCATACACGGCTATTTAACCCGCTCAATGATTGGTACGGAATGAGCCCCATTGAGGCGGGCGCGTATTCGGTGGATCAACACAACGAAAGCATGAGCCTCATGCAATCGCTGTTGCAGAATAGCGCTAGGCCATCGGGCGCGCTGGTATCGGAAACGCCGCTTTCAGATGACAACTACAACCGGCTTAAGGCCCAGATGGAAACGCAGTATCAGGGCGCAAAGAATGCGGGCCGTCCGATGCTGCTAGATGGTGGCGTATCATGGCAGGCAATGGGGATGAGCCCCAAAGACATGGAGATATTGCAGACCAAGTACAGCGCCGCCCGTGACGTGTCGCTTGCGTTTGGCGTTCCTGCCCAGCTTATGGGTATCCCAGGTGACAACACGTATTCCAACTACCAGGAAGCGCGGCTCGCATTCTGGGAAGATACGGTAATCCCGCTTGTAGAGCGCGTGGCTGATAACTGGACCAATTCGCTAGGCGAGGCGTTCGGTGGTTTGGAAGTCAAGCCAGACTATGACCACGTCCCGGCGATTGCGGAAAAAAAGCGCGTGCTTTGGGATATGGCAGACAAGTCTATGGACCTGACCATAAACGAGCGCCGATTGATTAAAGGTTATGAGCCGTTGCCAGATGGTGACGTATTGCCGACCAAGCCAGCCGCCCCGGCAGTGCCAGACCCGGCATTGACCAAGGCGGACCTGAACGCGCTGGCATATGGGCTTGATTTGAAGTGAGGCCGCTTCTTGGTTCGTCGCCACAAGAAGAGGCGGCAAAGCAGGAACGGTTGATAGCGTCCTTGGCAAATGCCAACCGGGCGCGCATTGCGGCGGAAATCAACCGCACAATGCAAGCCATGGCGGACCAGTACGAAATAGGCCGGGGATTGCCGCAACTGCCGGACGGCAGCGAGGCGCGGTTGACTGCGACCATGCAGGCGGTCGTTGGTCAAGCAATAGCCACATTCGGCGCGCGCATTCTGGACCGTGGCAAGGCGGCAACGCTAACGCTGGATCAAAAGGGCTTTGCCGAGTTCTTCGCCCGTTTGGCTGCTGAGTTTATCGCGGCGGAAATGATACGGCGGCGGATCACGGCCATAAACGAGACAACCCGCGACCACGTAATGCGGATGATTGCCAGCGGGC